CATTCCACGGGTAAGCATACTGTTCGATCATGCAGCCGCCTCAGTTGATGCCGCCATGAAGGCGGTAATGAACTCAGCAGCAACATGCGGAGCTATCGCGTTACCGTAACCGCGCAGGCGTCCCACTCTCGTGGATAGCCCATAAGCTGGCGTGCCAAATCCGGCTGGCAGGCTTCGAGTTGTACCATCTGCTCCCGTGTCGGCTTTCCATCCAGACCAAAGACGTGCAGCCACATCTGACGATAAAGCGTGTCGTTTCTCATTCTCCCGTCCCTGCGGAAAAATGACCGGCTCAAATCGCCCGTATCCTTGTGCGCCCGCGTCGTTGGCGTAGTCCATGGCCGCACCAAAGAACAATCTGTCTCTGTTGTGCGGTGCGCCGACGCCACAAGCTGGCAATACGGCCGCCCCGCAGGAGTAATTTTCGTTTTCCAGTTCAAGGAATAAATCGTCGAGCCAGTGTTTGCTAATTGCCGCTGCAACCTGCTCGCCAAATAGAACTGCAGGGCGGCACTGTGCGACGAGGTGCATAAAGGTTGGGGCAAGGTGTCGCTCATCAAGCTGGCCGAGTTGCTTTCCGGCGGTGCTGAATGGCTGGCAGGGTGGTGAACCTGTCCAGCAAGGGAAAAAGTCTGGCACGGAGGCGAGTCGAAGCGCGTAGCTCCATCCGCCAACACCTGCGAAAAAATGGCACTGAGTGAAGCCTTTGAGATCTGATGGTGTGACATCTGTAATACTCCGGTCATCAACGACGCCGGGCGCAATCAGTCCAGCATCAATAAGTTTACGCAACCACTGCGCTGCAAATGGATCAAACTCGTTGTAATAGGCGGTCATATGGCCGCCTCATCTGCAGCCATATCAACCCCAACCCAGGCATCGGCAGGACGACGAACGGCGATGATTTCTGCCGCGCTTTTGCCGTCACCTGCAGCCACGCCAACCGAGCGGCCAGCCCTGACGCTGGTCAGCTCGTAGGCGTCAAACAGGGTGCGCGTGTAATCGGTATCGCTGTTTGAAGCGATGACCGGGCAGCGCTCTGACACGCTGGTTAACATGCTGGCTAAATCCTGCTGCGCGCCCTTATCAAATCCGCCTGCGTGGTAGTCGCTAAACGTGCCGTCATAGGGCGGATCGCAATAAACCACGTCGCCGGTCTGAATCATGCTCAGCGTTTCGCGGAAATCAGCACAGACAAACGTTGCACGGTGGGCTTTAGCTGCGAAAGTTTCGATTTCTTCCAGGGGGAAATAAGGTTCAGAATAGTTTCCGTAGGGGATGTTAAATTCACTCTTGCGGTTGTAACGGCAAATGCCACGGTAGCCGTGGCGGTTCAGGTAAAGGAAATGTGCGGCTCGCTCAAGCAGCGGCAGGGCGGGGTCATGATTAAACGCCTCACGAACTCGGTAATAATCCTCTGCCGTTTTGTTTTGTGAATAAAGACTCAGCGCCACCACAATAAAGGGGCGGGTGTGGTCTTTAATCTGGCGGTAAAGATTAATCAGGTCGGGATTAACGTCAGCCACCAAATAAGCCGGGTAATCCGTTGCCATCATCACCGCGCAGGAACCGGCGAACGGCTCGACGAGGCGCAGCCCCTGCGGCAGATGATTAAGCAGCTCAGGCATGAGGCGGGTTTTGTTGCCCGCCCATTTGAGGATCGTACTCATACGGCATCGCCTTTGTAATGGGCGCTTTTCAGCTCGTTGATTTGCTGGCAGGTAACGCAGTGGGTGACGCCCTGGACGGCGCGGCGGCGGGCCTCCGGTATCGCCTCATCGCAAGCCTCGCAAAAGAACTCACCAGCCCCGACGGGCTGGCGACGTGCGTTAGCGAGATTGCGCTGCAGTTCTTCCTCAACGCGTGCCTGGACTAAATCCATTGAATCGGCCATTAGTGCAGCTCCCGTGCCTGATGCTCAAAACGCTCTGCCTCTTTACCCAGCAGCTCAATGATTTCCGGCGCGGTCATTTCGTTTTTACGGAAATGAATGATCAGCGCCGCAATGCGGACTGACACGGCCAGCGCATCATCACTGCGCTGCTCGTTTTTAGCCTTGCTCAGCAGTGCATTTAGCGCGTCTGCGTCGGCTTCAAAATTACGGGTTTCGGTATTTCTCATTTTTAAATCTCCAGATTCAGGGCAAAAGAATGCCCGGCGGGTTTACGCCATTAATTTTTTGAGTCTTATTTACTCAGGTAAAAAACAGTCTGCGGTAGAAAACTGTCGGGGTAATATTTTTCCCCAGCGCGCCATTTTGTTCATTGCCATGATGATTAATTCGCGGCGGTATTCGTCGAAGTATTCAAACGGTTTTCCGATTTCCTCCTGTGAAAATGTTTTAGGATTTTCGCGGTTAGCCAGGGTTAACACGCAAAATTTAAACTCGTCATTCTGATGGTTGAAATAACGCAGCGACGGATTAGCGTTATTGTCACGCTGCTGCCGCCAGCTTTTCCGAAACTCATCAAACGACATTTTGTTAACAGCATCAGCACGATTGCCCGTTGAATGAGTTTTGGCAAAAGATGCCGGGCCTTGCTGTGAAGTAGTGTTGCCTGTTACTCGCTGCATGTTACCCCCCTGAATAAACGCGCCATAAAACCGGCGGAATTGCGTTTGCTGGTCAGCCCCTGTAGCAGTTGCTTTTGGCTGTTGCACGGATGCCAGGGCTTGCCGTTCTCACCCATGATCCAGCCGTTGCCGTAGGCTACTGACGGGCTTTGACGCTTAAGACGTGATGCCAGAGAAATCATTATCCCCCCTCAACTCAGGCCAATGGATGCGCCGAGGCCGCTGATCGCGTCTACGGTTGATGCCATAGTGGGATTGGAATGAATGCGGGCCTGTACTGCGATTGCGGCAAGGCTCAGGCAACGAATGCCAGTGTTAACACTTCGCATCAGACTGCTGCGGCATGACGCACTCAATGCATCGCTACTTAATGCTCCGGCCGCAAGCTGGCCCACCTCTGCTGTAGCTTTGAGGACATAAGCCGGTAGTTTTTCGGTGGCGTGTTCGTTCATCGGTACACAAGGTAAACAATGCAGCTGCGCCAGGGTGCCATCGATTAAGGTTGAATCCTCGGTCAGATCAGTGAGCAAAAGCATTTCGGCAACGGTCAACTGGTGCGGCTGCTCCGGGTTCAGCTTGTTGCGAAGTGTCTGCACGTTCATACCGGCAGAGTGCGCCAGCTCTTTCATGTTGTGTGACAGAGCAAACCGGCGGCAGGCTTCGTCTAAGTGTTTATGTGTGGAAACGCGAAAATCAAACATGTTCAATCCTTAGTGCAACTTAAATAATCAAGTTACTAAGCAGCAACATAGCGACAATTAACGCCTTGCGCTAAAAGACGAGCGCGAAAGGCAACCATGTTGATTCGTGCAGCACTACCCGGCTTTTTCCTCGGCATAACAAGCAGATCACCGTCTTCAACCATCTGCTTTACGGTGCGAAGGCTGTAGCCATAAGCCTGGGCGAACTGTTCATAAGTCATCAGATCGGGGCCGCTGGGGATTGTAATTTGAGGTGTCATAGTGGATTATCTCCGGTTGTTGTTATTCTGGTGCATTGGCGTGCATTTGTGAACTTACAAGCAGGATATTAGTGTTCAATTGATCTGTTGTAAACAGATCAATTGACCTTAAAGGGGTTGTTATGAGCGTAGCGTTTGAAAACGTTAGGGAAATTCTCTCAAGAATACTAAGTTCCTACGGTGTTAAAACTCAGCAGGCATATGCAGAACTTAAGAACATGCCTGTTGGAACAATCCATAACTGGATCAAACGCGGCCGCATTCCAGGCGATTACATAGTTATGTGCACACTTGACACTGGGGCTGATGTCAATTGGTTGGTGAAAGGGGAACTTGCAAATGTAGAATTGACGCCATCTGCAAGCTATCCAATCAAAGGCCAAAGACTCTTAGATACCATGCAGGCATCAGGTGGGAAGGTAATTCTTTCAAGATTAATGGATGCTTACGGCTTTACGATGCAAAAGCAACTCGGTGAACATTTAGGCATACCATCAGGAACGATGAGCGCCTGGCTGAGAAGAGATCATTTTCCCGGAGAGGTTGTCATTGCCTGCGCGTTGGACACGGGGGCTTCGCTTTACTGGCTGGCTACTGGCAATGGTTCAAAACATGATATTAGCCCATCTAATATTAATGAAAGCGAGTTAGTCATTACGATTGTGAAGCATCAACTTTCAGGTGGGCAGCTAATTGAGCAAGGTCAAATTTACTTTGATAAATCATTATTGGTTAAAGAAATTATCAATCCTCTGGTAGTTGAAAAAGGGTCCATGATTTTTGTTCTGGATGCTGGTAGCGAGAAGATAAGTAATGGTTCGTGGCTAATTGATATTGATGGGGTCACAGATATTTATGAGGTTATAAGGCTTCCAGGCAATAAAATTAAATTATCGAATGATAATGCTTCATTTGAATGTGCTGTTAGCGACGTTAAACCTTTGGGTTTCAATGTGTTAACTGTTAAGAAAACGATGTAATAGATTATCAAAAATAGCGCCGATTACTAATTTAATTATGACTCTGAAAAAGCTAAGTAATGGAAAATGGCAAACTGATTTCCTTCTCAACGGGCGAGGGAGCCGCCGTGTTCGTAAATATTTTGACACGAAAGGTGAGGCTGTCGCTTTTGAGGATTACCTACGAAAAGAGGCAGAGGACAAGCCCTGGATAAAAGAAAAACAGGATCGCAGAAGGTTAAGCGATTTAATAGATTTGTGGTTTTCATTGCACGGCCAATCATTGAAAGCTGTTAAGTCAAGGAAGGCTAAACTTGATATTGTGTGTAACGGTCTCGGAAATCCTGTAGCTGCTGAACTTAAACAGAAAGATTGGGCGCACTATCGAGATCAGCGTTTAAAAGGTTTAATTTCTAACGGATATCACGAAGATAAATCAAAGTGGGTTGTAAAGCCAATAACAGTTAACAGGGAACAGCATTACCTGTCTGCGGTCTTTAACGAGCTAAAAAGACTTGGTGAGTGGAAATTACCTAATCCGCTTGATGGGGTTAGAATATACCGTGTTGATGAGAAAGAAATGTCATGGCTTACATCCGCACAGATCAAAGAACTTCTGTCATGCGCTGAGCTATTCAGACGTGATGATTTAACCATGATATGTAAAATTTGCCTTGCTACGGGCGCTAGATGGAGTGAGGCGGAGTCCTTAAGCCGTTCCCAAGTTTCCCCCAACAAAATATCATTTTTTAAAACTAAGGGGGGTAAAAACAGAAGCGTGCCTATCCCTAAGTGGCTTTATAATGAGTTGAGAGAAAAGCAAGGTATAATGTTTAAGCCCTGTTATCAGTACTTTAAAAAGATGCTCGCAACAACAAGCATTCAACTTGTTGAGGGTCAAAAGACACACGTTTTAAGGCACACTTTTGCAAGTCATTTCATGATGAATGGCGGCAATATTTTGGTTCTGCAGCGGATTTTAGGGCACGCGAACATTAGAGAAACAATGAAATATGCGCACTTCGCTCCAGAACACCTCGAAGAGGCTATAACTTTAAATCCTCTTGCTGGCTTAGTGACAACAAATTGACAACACAGCATGTTTTAGGCTGCACTTTACTGCACCAAAATTGCCTTTAAATTATTGATAAATAAAAAAATCCCTTATTTATCAATGCCCCCTCAAGAAAGCGTCTTAACTAAGGTATCGCTAACGCGACATCTAAAAGTTAATAGCAAACAAGGGGTTGGCAATGTGCCAGCCCCTTTTTTATGCCAGTGCCTATAAAATGCCTACGCCGAATGTTTGCCGTCATCTGCAGGCAAAGTGTGCCAGACCAAAGCGCTGTCTCACATAAAGGAAAACCTGTCGGAACAGAACAGGTATCTTTGCGATGCTGTGCATGCCAACCGCCGGGATGCTGCGTAACGCAATCTGCTCGTCATCGGACACAACCGATTAT